ATCCACGCTTTTAGCTTTTCGCCCATAATTTCAGTGGCTATATTAACTTTCTTACGGAGGGCTTTGACGATTTTTTCGTCGATAGTATCTTCCGCAAGAATATCTATATAAGTCATCGGTTTCTTTTGACCTATTCGATCGATTCGTGCTTCAGATTGTTGACGCTTTTCTAAATCATAACCATTAGAATAGTAAATCATTGTACTAGCGCCTGTAAGCGTAATACCATAACCACCGGTCTGTGGTGTTCCTACTAGGAACCTTACTTTACTTTCTGGGTTCTGTATTTCTTTAATTGCTTTCTGTCGGTCTTCTGTTGTCGTATCTCCATAGTAGGTCATCACAGATCTCGGATACTTATCCTCAATAGACTTTACAATTGTGTCAATATCATGACGGTAATGAGCCCATATAATGGCCTTTCCTTCTAATTCTTCCAAGACATCCATTAGTTCTGTAATTCGGTTATTTTTTATATCCTGTATAGAATCGTCGTCAGCTTTAAAATGTCCACAAGTAATTTGCTGCATTCGCATAAGTTGAGTAATGACATTCATTGTCGTAACCATTTTACCATTCAATTCAGCAAGCGCCAGTTTCTTCATTTGTTGATAAACTGTCTTTTGCTCAGGTGTAAGTTGAATCACTCTTTTCATATAAGTCTTGGGTGGTAAATCTAAACAATCATCTTTTAAAATACGATATGAAAAAGGTTTCAGCTTTTCTGTCAACTCATCTAAATGATGATAACCCACAACAAGATTCACGGATCTTCCATGGAAGTTAGCGGTTCTCATAACAGCATAGCGTGTTCTAAAATTATAATAAGAGGCATGATCTAATAAAAAAGGATCTAGGAAAAAGCACTGTGTATATAAATCAAGTGGAGACTTGGTTACAGGTGACCCCGTTAAAATTCTACGGTACTTGCTTCCTTTTGCAATGCTTAAAATATTTTTAGTTCTTTTCGCTCGTGGATTTTTAATAGTCGTAGATTCATCGACAGCGACTAGTGCACTATTCGCCATTAAAAAAGTATTCGCAAAATCTAAACCTTTCTTCGTTGAAAAAGCTTCAACATTCATAATTAAAATACGAAGATCAAGGCCGGGTTTAAATAAGCTATCTAGTTGCTTCTGCTGTTTCTGATTGATCATGGCCTGCCACAAAACAGTCTTTTTCTGTATATGGTCCACCATGTGTGTCGGTATCTCTGAATCATACCAGTTTTTATAAACACCCTTAGGCGCTATAATTAAAGCAGCATTAATTTTACCTTTATCATAGAGCATGGCAATGCCGTCTAGTAAAACTTTCGATTTACCAGTACCCATTTCCATGAAATAAGCAAAAACTTCTTTATTCCATGACATTTCGAGTGCCTTTAACTGATGCGCATATGGCTTCGTTTTAAATCTATAATTCATAATTTCTTTCTTGACATCTTATATATTATGAGATAGATATTGTCAAGAAAGTTATGACAGAAAAAAAAGAACCTATCGTATATGTAATACAAGAACTACCTGGAACCAGTATTGGACGTCCAAAGTTTAATATTATGGGCGCTTTGAAATATGGTAAATTAAAAGTCCTTTTAAAAGAAAATACCCAAATCGTTTTAAGTCCTGGACCCATTGTGTTTGAATTAAGGCGCCTGTTAAAAGATTACACGTCACAAGATTATTTACTTTTATCCGGAGATCCTGCTGTTATTCTCTTGGCAGGAATGATTGCATCTGATATAAACAACGGGAAAGTGAACGTATTGAAATGGGACAGACAAGAGAAAGTATATTATCCACTAGAAATAAATTTACATGAAAGAGGAGACATCGATGAATAACATAGACTTTGAAAAAGACAGAGTAGATTCTATTACACAAGTTGATCAAACAAAAAGTTTGTCCGACAAAGTAATTGAATTAAGAAATTTAGAAGATCAAATTTTAAATGCAGAACAGCATGCGAAAAATTTAAAAGAGAAAGCAAAACAACTTTCGAATTTCGATATTCCGAAAATGATGGAAGAAATGAATATTAAAAAATTAAAATTAAAAGACGGTGCTTCGATAGAAGTAACTTCTTTTTATGGTGCCCGAATAACTCCTGATAAACAGGAAGGGGCATTTAACTGGCTTCGAGAAAACGGCCTAGGTGACATCATTAAAAATGATGTAACCGTTACCTTTGGCCGTGGCGAAGACAACAAGGCAGTGGCTTATGCCACCCTTGCACGAGGTCAGGGCTATGAACCCGTCCAGAAAATTGGGGTTCATGCTCAGACACTCAAAGCGGTGGTTCGCGAGCGTACAGAATCTGGACAAGATATGCCCGCGGATCTCTTTAACACGTTTGTAGGTAACCAAACAAAAATAATAAGGAGAAACTAGCAAATGGAAACTAGAAACGAGAAGCAAGTAGCTAAAAAACAAGAAGCAGGTCTGCCATCAGACGCTCTGTTTGAAGTGGACGCTAAGAAAGGTTTTGAAAACGTAGATCAAGAAAGTATTGCTCTACCAATTTTGAAACTTCTACAAAACGGATCAGCAGAAGCGCAAAGAAAACATGCAAATTATGTTGAAGGCGCTGACCCTGGTATGTTTTTCAACACGGTGACAAGAAAACTGTACGATGGAGAAAAAGGAATACATGTTATTCCTTGTCACTATAAATTAGAATATCAAGAATGGGCCGACTTCGGTACAGGCTCAGGAAGACCGGAAAATATATTTCCTGGTAACAGTGATATTCTGTCTAAAACAACAAAAGATGCTTTTAATAAAGACAGATTACCTAACGGTAATTATATCCAAAAAACTGCACAGCATTTTGTCATCATTTCTGATGGCCAATCTGCTGAAACAGCTTTGATATCGATGTCTTCAACTCAAGCAAAGATTTCCAGAAAATGGAATTCGATGATGATGAGCATCACTAAGAATGGAAAAGATGGCCCATATACGCCGCCACCTTTTAGCCATATCTATAAGTTATCCTCAGTAAAGAATACTGGAAAAGGAAACGAATGGTATGGGTACAACATTCAAAAAGTATCAGAAGTAACTGATGTCAATCTCTATAGAAGGGCAAAATCATTTTATGAAAGTTGCCATAGAGCAAATCAGTTGAACGGTAAAACATCATAAGCTTCCTTTGATCAAGGAACAGGGCGGCTGAGACCTAGCGGCGACGCCGCCCGTGAAAAAATTATGATGAAAGAATTAGAAAAATTTAAAGAGATATTTGAAGGCTTAGACTGTGCCTACGGCATAACGAAAAAAAGTACACAGTTTACTGAAAAAGGTAAAAACAAAACAGACTCTTTTACTATTCACAAACCACCAATTAAACAGCTTTGGGAGGATCATTTAAGAGGAAAAGATCCTGCCTTAGCTATCATTCCAATTAATAAAGACAATAAATGTAAGTGGGGCTGTATTGATATTGATACTTATCCTTTTGAGCATAAAAAATTTATTCAAAAATTAAACAGTAAAAAGATACCTATGATTGTGTTTCGATCAAAATCAGGAGGAGCTCACTGTTTTCTTTTTACTAAAGAACCAGTTCCAGCGATTATTATGAGAGCTAAGTTAAAAATGATTGCCTCTATGATGGGCCATGCAAGAGCAGAAATATATCCCAAACAAGATTATCTACGAGCCGACAGAGGAGATACCGGCAGTTTTTTAAATTTACCTTACCACGGAAACGAGAAAACAGTTAGATATGCTTTTAATGTAAATGGCGAAGGCTTAAATCTCTCAGAATTCCTTTCTTTTTATGAAAAAACAGTACTGACTGAAGTAGAATTAAACGCGTTAGAGTTGAAAGAAGAGAAAGAAAAAAATGATAATTTTAAAGGTATGCCTCCATGTTTAGAAGCCCTACTTTCTGACGGAGTTTCAGAAGGTCAAAGAAATAATTGCATGTACAGTGTTGGTGTTTATCTTAAAAAAAGATACCCAGAAAATGGTTCTCCCGAAAAACAAGAATGGGAACGGAAAATGGAACTTTATAATACACAATACATGAAGCCACCATGTGACAGTCGAGAAATGGTTAAAACTATAGCTTCTGTAAAAAACAAAGATTACCACTATAAATGTAAAGACGAGCCTATTTCTAGTTTTTGCGACCCTAAAAAATGTATAACAAGAGAATTTGGTGTGGGAGATGATGCACCTATTCCTGAAATAACTGAAATTAGAAAATACGTTTCTGATCCTCCTATTTACTTTGTATCAATTGGTGGAGACAGTGTTGAAGTTGATGATGCAACCTTGCATGATCCAGAAAAATTTTCACTAGCTTGTATGAATCAAATAGGCCAGCCAATGATGCCAGTTCCACGACATGTTTGGAGAAAATTACTAATAAAACATTTCGCTAATTTAAAAACTGTTCCCGCTCCTTCTTCGTCTAAAATAGATGTTCAACTCAAAGAAATTCTAGCAGATTATATAAACAAGACACCGGGAAAAGAAATGGACGATGTTTTAAGAGGAATTGCATATACAGATGGAGAAGGAACTGCTTATTTTAAATTTCCAAGATTCTGGAAATATCTTTTAAGGACTAAATCTTGGGCTGAAAAAACATATCCTAAGGGAAAAACAATTAGACTTATGGAAACATTGTTTGGAGTGGAAGAGATAACTAAAAAATTAGCTGGAAAAAACAACCGAGTTATGGCCATGAAAACAATAAAGCTTGATAAACCAAACCTTAGAATTAATGAAAGGCAAAAAGAGCCGTGGGAATAAGAACAATTATACCCGGACCTCCAGGAACGGGTAAAACTTTTCGACTTGTTAATCATTATTTAGAAAAAGAGATTAATGAACATAAAACAGATCCTCAAAAAATAATTTATATTACTTACAGCAATGCTGGAATTAATGATGTGAAAATAAAACACGATCTTTTATATATTTCAACTATGCATTCTTTAGGAACCAGAGAACTTAAAGTTAATACATCAAAATTATTATTAAATGGCAAAAGAAAATGGCAGGTATTTAAAAATTATCCAAACCATCAAGCATATCAAAATATGTCTTTTGAAACTACTGTCGATGCTGCAGGTAACCCTAAATATGAAAACAATCACATGCGAATAATACAGTACGCCAGATCTAAAAAAATAGACTTAGAACAAGCAGCTTTAGAACTATCTTTAGAACATGAAGAAATAGACTTTACTCATCAACTAAATCAAGATTTAAAAACATTTAAACAGCATACGGGAATGATAGAATTTCACGATATGATAGAACTTTTTATCAAACGAAATAAGATGAGCAATCCAAATAGTCCTATTAGCGAAATTGAAGCCGTTTTTTTAGACGAAGCTCAAGATTTAAGTCCCTCGCAATTTGAAATGTTCTTTTACATAGAGAAACATTGTAAAAGATCATACATAGCCGGAGATGATGATCAAACTATCTATACCTTCCAAGGGGCTGATCCTAATATATTTATAAATCTAGAAAAAGAAAACTTGCCCGAAGGATGGAAAACAAAAAAAGACAGCCAAATTGAATCTCACCGAGTTCCAAGAAAAATTCACGCCAAAGCTTTAGAAGTACTATCCCAAATAGAGAATCGTTTAGATAAATCTTGGGGTGCTAGAAAAGCTGATGGAGAACTCTTTGAACATTATCACTTAGATAACATAGACTTTACCGAAAAAAATTGGATGGTTCTAGCCCAAACTAACAAGTTATTAGATGAAATAGGAAGCCATTTTTTTAGGATTGGAACAAGGTTTGATCGTAAAGGAAATAAGATTTTAACTAAAGATGTTTTACAATCCTATAGAACGTGGATTCTTTTACAAAAAGGTGAATCCGTTAAAGAGGAAGATGCTAAGACCCTGTATGAAACCTTTCTTAGATATAAAGACGGCCATGTAGCTTATGGGTTTTCCAGCGGAGAATCATTAGAGGGAAAAGAGTATGTCAGCTTAAACGATTTAAAAAAAGACCACGGGCTGCTAGTGTCAGGAAGCTGGGAACAATTCAAAATTGATGAAGACACAAAAATTTATATAAAAACATTATTGAAAAAAGGTGATGATCTTATGAACGAAGCTAGAATTGAGTTATCAACTATACACGGATCAAAAGGAAGAGAGTGTGAAAATGTTGTATTGTTCATAGACTATGGAACTGAAAATCAATGGCTTCCTTTTCAAGAAGCAGAAAGAAACCCCGATGCACAGCATAGATTAATTTTTGTGGGGATAACTCGAGCCAAACAACGATTATATATCATGGCACCTTTGACCGATAAATACTACACAATAGGAGAACCCATCATATGATGAATATTAGCAGTGAGTTCTTTTTATTATCAATGATGACATTTTATTTTGGAGTTAAGCTTTATTTTATATTGATATGAGCGCATATGATAAACAAATTGGTGGCACACACTACCACAAAATGAAAATTCAACCCAGTAAATTTATAAATGATAATAAGTTGCTATTCGCAGAGGGAAATGCTATTAAATATATTTGTAGACATACCCATAAAGGAGGAAAGCAGGACTTGTTAAAAGCAAAACATTACATCGATATGATTATTGAAAGAGACTATACAAAATGATGTTTGAAGCTCAAACTGAATGGATATCTCCAGAATCTTTTCCAGACTTAACAAAACATGACTACATTGCGATAGATTTAGAAACTAGAGATCCAGGATTAAAATCAAAAGGATCTGGCGCTCTAGTTAATAATGGAGAAATTATAGGTGTTGCAGTAGCGGTCGATGGATGGTCCGGTTATTTTTCTTTTGGACACAGCCAAGGCAATTTTTTTGATGAACGTACAGTCATGCAATGGATAAAAAAAGTCTGCGCACTACCTGCTACAAAAATATTTCACAACGCTATGTATGATGTATGTTGGCTAAGAGCCTATGGCATAGAAATAAACGGTCGAATCATAGACACAATGGTCATGGCATCTTTAATAAATGAAAATAGATTCTGGTACTCATTAAACAGCGTTGCTTATGACTATCTTGGTGAAATAAAAGATGAGACTGGATTACAAGCCGCTGCAGATAAAGCCGGTATAGACGCAAAATCTGAAATGTACAAGCTTCCAGCCATGGATGTTGGAGCCTATGCAGAAAAAGATGCCGAATTAACCTTAAAACTTTCTAAGGTTTTATCTCAAGAAATAGAAAAAGAAAACCTTAAGGACGTTTTTGAATTAGAAACACAACTTTTTCCGTGTCTAATAGATATGAGATTTAAAGGCGTACGCGTAGATATCGAACGTGCTCATATATTGAAACAACAATTATCCACACAAGAAAAAGACTTATTGTTCCAAGTAAAAAAAGAAACAGGAATAGATGTTCAAATAATGGCAGCAAGAAGTGTTGCCAAAGTTTTTGACAAGCTGTGCTTACCTTACAAAAGAACTGAAAAAATAAATGCGCCATCATTCACTAAAAATTTTCTCTCCACTCATTCTCACCCAGTAGTTAAAAAAATTGCAAGGGCTCGTGAAATAAATAAAGCACATACTACATTTATTGATACCATTATTCGCTATGAACATAAAGGTAGAATTCATGCAGACATTAATCCAATCAGATCAGATGGTAAAGGCACAGTCACCGGTCGATTTTCGTATAGCAACCCAAATCTTCAGCAAATTCCAGCGAGAGACAAGGAGCTCGGACCTATGATAAGATCATTGTTTCTTCCGGAAAGAGAACATAAATGGGGCTGTTTTGACTACTCGCAACAAGAACCAAGACTTGTAGTACATTATGCAGCAAAAAGTTCTCTCGCTAAAGATAAATCAGTAGTTGAGATTGTTGATAAATTTAAAAAAGGCTCTGTGGATTTTCATAAAATTGTCGCTGACATGGCAAACATCGCACGAATCCAGGCTAAAACAATTAATCTTGGATTATTTTATGGAATGGGTAAAGCTAAGTTACAAGCAGAATTAGGTTTGAGTACGAGACAAGAAGCTGAAGAATTATTTGATAAATATCATGACAGTGTTCCTTTTGTAAAAAATTTAATGGATAAAACGACTAAGACAGCAGAAAAAGATGGATATATCCGAACTCTAGGAGGAAGAAGATGCAATTTTGAAAAATACGAAATTAATGAATTTAGACGTGGAAAGCTTTCCATTACCGGGACAAGGGCCGAAATAGAAGCTAAGTACATCGAGCAATATAAAGAAAAATACCCAGAAGCAGAAGACGAAAAAATTGAAAGAATTCAAAAAACATTAAAAGAAGAAGATCAAACTTTAATAAAAAGAGCTTTCACTTACAAAGCTCTAAACAAGTTAATACAAGGATCTGCCGCAGATATGACTAAGAAATCGATGCTAAATCTATATAAAGAGGGCATTGT